GCCTGATGAACGTCCACCTATGTATGTTGAACCGGCAGAAGCTTATGAGTTTCTGGTTGATCGTATTTCTAATCCGGATGTATTCAAGCGTATTGCTGTAGCGGCAGAACTAGGTGTACCACTAGAACTTATGGTCAGGCCGATTGTCTTTGCCGGTTGGGCAGAGGGTTACTATACCAACGATGTTATGCACCTTATTGCTGGCCCGGTATTCGAAGTGGCAGGTAAACTGCTAGAGAAGACAGGTGTTGATTATGTAGCTTTGGCTCCTCGTAAGAAAGACGAGTCATACGAGAATCTACTTGATATGCTACATAACAAACGTGAGGCATTGTCCAAGGAACTTGGTGAAGAATCCGACGATGCACAACCAGAAATGATGCAAGAAGATGGCGTATCAGAGGCTACTGAATCGTTAATGGATCAGGCACCTGCTGAAGAAGAAGTCTCTGCTCCTTCTAGCGGTCTAATGGGGAGGCCAGAATAATGGGTTTCTTTTCACCAGGGTTTATTATCGGTGCTGCTAGCAGTTTAAGCAATCAGATTGAGACTGCACAGGAACGTAATGCTGCTGAGATGGAGCGCAGACGTAACCAGTTTGATATTCTCAGCCGGGAAACACAGAGAGAGCTTAGAAAGAAAAGGCAAAGCCAGGAAGAACAGGCTGCTGCTCTAGAAACTCTAATAGGTCAATACCCCGAAGGTAGGGCTATCCTGTCTGCAATCGGGGATGATACCACTTCTCGTGCTGGTCTGTATAAAGACTTTGCCCTACGTAAAGAGATTGATCGGAACTTCTCGCCAAAGAACTTTGCCCTTTCTGTTTACCGGAATGGGATGAAAGAAGATGGTTCTTTTGATCCAGGCAAAGTTGTAAGTGTGACCAAGCCTGAACCTATGGACGATCTAGAAAAAACAGGCGAAAGCTTTATCGAGACATTCGGTCGTAAGCTAACCGGTGCTCCGTCCGCTAGAGAACTACAAGAAACGGACGTATCACGGCTATCGTCTGATATCCCGGAAGCCACTGTTAAAATGGAAAAGGTTTATAATCCTTTATCTTTTGAAGATCCGGCGTGGAGTAGGGCGTATAAATCATTTGCGGATGCGGAAGGTGTTCAACTCGGTATGACCCCTACAGGTCAATATAGTCTAGAGAATCTTCTAAAAGCCAAAGGAGAGACTCCAAATAAACTGAGGATTATTAATACCCTTCGTCAGTATCAGGCTTACACCGAGGACGATATCGGGGGTATTACCGGTCATGTCAAGGATATCTATGAGAAGGTTAAGAACTTAGATGATAAGTTTGATACAGTCGTAACTCAGATCGCTAAAGATATGAACGAGACCAGTGTATCCGACGTTATGAGTAGGCTGGATGAATATGTTACCACAGCAGACGGTGGCGAGAGTGGGGGCGGGGCAGGAGATGCCCCTGTAGCCGAGGTTACCCCTACTGAGCCGGGTAACGATGCTATTAAAGGATTAGCTTCCACCAATCCAGATTTATACAACACCGCCTCTGATCAGATTAATTCTGGTAAAGCCCAGCCTGTAAAGACAGAAAATGGTGTAGAATTTTTCAGAATAGAACACGGCGGTAAACTTTACACAATCAAACAAGATGCCTTTGATCTTTCAATTGTGTCCGTAGAGTAAAGTTTTAACATGGTTGAAGAAAAAAAACCCCTCACTTTAGAAGATCTCAAAAAAGATAAAGATCTTTTACGTACTATCTCACAATATACGAGAGATCGGTACAATAAAAACTATACCAATCCTGACGAAGCCTTAGAAGACTTCCTGTCAGAGTATCGTGGTATCCAGAACAATACCATGAATGCTGTGACCTTTGCTAACTATGCGTCTGAGATTGAAGATCCAGAGTATAAAGCACAGTTAGGTCGGCTATACAACACCTTTGATAATGAACTGGAAAACTTTGCCGATGTTGAAGGGGTTGGGTCTGGCCTGATGGCCGCTGGTGAAATCCTGGCCTATAACATTGCTGACCCTATCAACCTGCTAGGTTTTGGCGCGGGTAAAATTGTCGCCAGTACAGCCGGTCGTGTTGCTCTTAAAGGTGTAATTAATAAAGCACTTAGTACCGCAGCTAAACGCCCTGTCCTAGCCGGGGCTTTAACCGGTGCAGCCGTAGAAGGCCCGATTGGTGTAGCTACAGAAGCATCGATCCAGAAGGCTGAAAAAGATCTAGGCGTACGGGAAGGTTACAGCCCAGAAGAACTAGCCCTAGCTGGTGGTATCAGTGGTTTAACAGGCGGTGCTATCGGTGCTCTCGGTGGTAAGCTCGGTAAAATGTCCGCCGATGAGACAACCCGAATGTTGCAAGAGTCAGAACTAGCATCTGTCCAGGGTCGTCTTGCTTCTCTGGATAACCTAGAACAAGCTGTTATGACACCGCCAACTATTCGTGGTGCGGCTGCTCCTATCGATCCCAAGAAAGAATTAGCGGGAACTTACGTCGTCGCCGAGAAAATGCCTGAGGCTGTGAAGGACGGGTATGACAAACTTGGTCGGGTGCTTGCCATTGATGAGACCAAGAAGACGGCCACTGTTCAATACATCCCTGAAGGCACCAAGGTTGAAAGAACAGCCCAGTATCGTAAGGATATGTTTGACAGAGGCGCAGTCACTCTTGAGGTACCTCTATCAGAACTAAAAGCACCTACGCAAACCGAAACCAAGCGTAGGATCACTCAGTATATTAATCAGTACGGAACATTCTTAGACCCGAAGAAAATAGAAGAAGGCCGTAAGTTCCTTAAGCAAACAGACCCAGATATATCAGTGGAGAAACTAGACCTTACCCTTCCTCCTGAAAAGATCCTAGAGATTAATACGCTAACTATGGATTATGCGTCAAATAATATGGCGAGAAATCCTTTGATATCATTTGACTCCTTTGACCCCCGTCTTAAGGCAACAGAACGCATAGCACAAATTGTAGATGTTATGCCTGAGAATGAGTTAGGTAACTTCAAAAAGTTCCTCGATGATAACGGCATCAAGTCAGAGGATCTTGGTAAACTTTACCGTGCTGATGTGAGTCAATTAGGTAAAGCTCTACAGAAACAATCTGAGATGGCCCCGAAGCAACTTATCGAGGCTGGTAAGGCAGTAGAGACAGCCAATCCTACCGCTCGACAACAGTTAGAGGAATATCTTAAGAACCTTAATAAGATTGAAGAAACAGATGGCAAGGCTCCTAGCTTCTCCAATACTTTCGTAGATATCTGGCGAGCACTAATTGTGTCTCAGCCCGTTAGTACGGTTCGTAACGTATTCGGTACTGCCGCCCGTCTACCAGAAGAAGTCGCTCGTGCAAAACTGGATAACTTATTAGTTAACTGGGAACGACGATCTCTAGGTCTTGATCCTATTAATGCCGAAGATGTATTAAAGCGTAGCAGTCTTGATGTATTAAAGAACTTTAGCAGCCCGGATGAAGTTATCCGTCTGACTCGTTATGCTGCCAGCATGTATGAGGAGGTAGACCTTAAGATCTTCCGGGTGTTCGATGATCTTATCCCCGCTGAGTTTGAAGCAGTCCCGAGTCTTAAGCATTTAGGTAGGGCTGCTACTGCTGTCAACGTTTTGAACCGTGCTCAGGATCGTTGGTTTAAGTCTGCTGCATTTATGACAGAACTAAACAACCAATACATCCAGATGGTAAACCGAGGGTTTATTGAGGCACCGACCGTAACCTTACCAAATGGTTCAACAAAAAAGATTTCCAACATCCGTGATGTGTTTTCTTATCAACGGTTTGATCTTCTCAATGACGAGATGGTATCCAAGGCTGTTGAGTTTGCTTTTGACATGGCTTACCAGAACCGCAGAGCGCCGGAAAAAATCCCCTTTATAGGTAGAGGGGTTCAGAGCATACTAGATGGTTGGAATCGTATGGCAGAAGGTTCCCCTTACCTAAAAACTATTGTACCGTTCGCTAACTTTATGGCTAACAGTTTTACATATACCATTAACCGGATCGCGTTTGGTGGGGCAATTAAATCCACCATGTCTGGGTTAAAACTAAGATCTCTTCTAAAGGCCGGTGTATCTGACATCGATGCTCAACGTGCTGCATTGAGAGAGTTTAACCGTTTTAAAGAAGGTCTGGTAGAGACTGCCGGTTCGGCCTCGTTGTACGGTGGTGCATGGCTTCTCCATAACTATTACGGTGGTGACACATGGCATACTATCAAGGTGCAGGATCAAGAATACGATCTCCGTACTCTGTTCCCTCTGTCTGGTTATATGTTGCTTGTCGATACCGTTACTAGAGCAACGAAGGGTGAACCTCAGAGGAACTCGTTAGTAAAAGATGCTAGTGAAATTTTATTCGGGTTATCCACTAGACGAGGTGCGGCTGCTCCTGCTCTACAAGAGTTTCTAGAAGCTCTGGCATCAGAAGAAACCGGTGTTGAAGATGCGGCTAAATCATTCTTCGAAACCATTGGTACCACTGTCGGATCTTTCGGCGGTGGATTCCTGACACCTTTCCGGCCTGTAGGGGAGGCATTGCAGACCTTCGGCGCATCTGACCGAGACTTTAGGTATCGCAGACTACAGAAAGATGTCATTCCGGAATGGGCATTACCTGACGACCTGGATCTACGTGCATCCATCCAAGGTTTCGCAGATGGTCTCATCAGGGAAGGTGTTAAGGGTACACCATTAGAAAATGTAGTATTCGGAGATGTACCAGAAGCCGCCGCACCAACAGGCGGTGATCTACGAACAGGACGTGGCGCTATTTTCCGTCAGCTATTTGGGGCAACACCAAGAGGTGATAGTGACATAATCCTTAACGAACTAGAAAAAGCAGGTATTGATCCGTACAGACTCAACTCGTATTCAGAAGTACCTGAGTATGATCTGGTCAGGAACCGTATGCTTGGTGAGGTATCTAACCAGTTAGGTATGGTTATAATTCGTTCTGACTCATACCGTAATGCTGATCCTGCTACAAAGCGTAGGATACTAGAGGTGGCCTACTTTAACTCTAACAGCTTGAAAATACCGAATCAACTACGGCAAGTCTATAATCAAATCGGCGCTAAGAATGTTAACAACTTTAGAGATATCGCTAACCAATTGGTGGAACAAGAATATCCTGTTTTAACAGAAGTAAAAAGGCTAAAGACCGGTCTCGACAAGGAAGACGACGCGAGAGTATTAAAACTATTCCGTGATCCGACACCTGGGGTAGTAACAGCGGCTAGGAATGCTCTATCTGACCAAGGCATTGATACAACACCAATGTCTGATGATCAGGTTATGAGCCAGATGATTCCTAGACTATCCTACAAAGATGAGAAGGACGTGGCTAATCAGGACTATACACGTAGGTTGGCTGCATCGGTTGATCTCTACAGGACACTAGCAAGTTCTCTTGATCTAGGTATTATAGCGGAACAAGATCCTCTTAAGAGATTCGGTCGTCAGGATATGTCACGAAGGGGAGTACAATGACCGGCTTACCTATGGAGATATTCACCCTGCTGTTCTCAACAGTTCTCGGTGGTATCATGTCTATCTGGGGTCAAAGTATCAAAGCATCCCATGAGCGGAACAAGATGTATATCGCCGCTCTCACTGAGGAAGCTAAGATCACTCAGTCTGCCAGGGAATACGGACTACGTGATACTCACTTCGCCTGGACTAGACGAATCATTGCCCTATCCGCTATCTTCTCAATCATCGTGTTACCTAAAGTAGCCCCGTTGGTTTACCCTGATACCCCTTGGATTGTAACAGTTGGTTATCTGGAAATGCAGGGCGGGTTCCTAACTTGGCTATTCGGTCCTGAGAAAGCCACTGAATGGGTATCGTTCCAGGGTCTGGTTATCACACCTCTTGATACAAACCTAGTCGCTGCTATCACCGGCCTATACTTCGGTAGCGGATTCACAAAGCGTTAGTTCAAACATACATAACTAAGCATAAAATAAACCCCCGGTTGGCTGATTCCTTCCGGGGGTTATTGTTTGTTTATGAGCCATCTGCTTTTTGATATTTATCCAGTTTATATATCGCTGTACCTGAATCCTCTGGGCATATAAGGTTGGGGTATTCCGGGTGTACAAACCCTACGCTATACGACCTGTTGGCTTGACTATAATAGATCACGATCAGGTGACCTTTCTCCGATAAGCCTACAAAGATCTTACTCTCTCCGTAGTTCATCATCAAAGTACGTTCAGCAGATTTGATATCTACACAGTTCGCTGGTGGATCAGCCTTAGACGGTGTTGCTGTCAGCATTAAGCATAACAGACCAACACCTAAGAGGTTACGTAACAACTGTCAATGCCTCCCATGATACTGGAAATAACGGTCGGATAATCTCGCCTACCTTCTCCGCAAGTTCTTGGATCTCATACTGTGCGTCAGGCGCAGCACGGAGATTAGAGAACCTAGCCCAGGCAGCTAGAGATCCTGTCACATAATAACTGGTATACATAGCCTGTGGCAGGACTGCCCTAGCCTGTTCTGGAGCAACGCCCGCAAAGATCAAACGGTTATAGGCTTTCTTTGCTTCCATAGTAGCGGCGAGAAACATATCATCGGCCCAGTTCTGATCATCAAATTGATCCCCGGACCCTTGCTTAATAGACCCTTCCGGTTTACTACGCCATACTGACGGTCGCCAGATCTCCGGCGAGTCATTCACATACCGACGACTTACCTCATTATAGACAAACCCGACGGTGTGCCTGAACCTTTCTCGTGCTACAAAGATAGGAACAGTTTCTCTGAGCGTTACCTGACAGTGGCCGAACGGAGTCCAGTGATTATTTCTTGCCAGATAATTAATAAGCCGCTTATCACCTTCCTTTAGAACCCTTTTAATGTACCTGTGATCGTCGGAAATCTCAAGACCCCACTCTGATTCTTTATCGAAGCTGACTCTAGCAGCATTAGCTACAGTAAGGTCTGTACCCATAGAAGAAATCTTATCTACCTTCATCGCCAAATCTCGTTTACCCGGTTGAAATTAGTTCTGCTACTTAGATAGTCGATAGCTCTCTTAAGGATCTCTTTGTTATCATCAAACCCGCCAAGTGCTCTATTACACTTGTGACAAAGCCATCCTCTGAACTCCTCGGTCTCATGGCAATGATCGATAACCCACGGACCATTCTTAGTATTGCCTTTGCCTTTTACCTGTTCTGCATTCTGGTTACAGATAGGACATACATAATGTTCCGGAGGCATACCATAGATCTTCCTTAGTTTTCTTCTGACCACTGTTAATTCTGCGTTACACTTACGGCATTCCGGTCGGAGAAAGTTTCCGCCAGAGTGCATCGCATAAGCAGAAAGAGGGAGATATGTATCACACTTCGAACATACCTTACCCTCTCCCGCTCCTAGATCTTGGTGCTCAATTGCCACCGGCTGAACCTGTCAACCGTTTCAGGTTATCAAAGTATTCTTTGTTATACCCTCTTTCCCATTCTTTGTAAAGATCAGATTTAGGGTGGAACGGATTACCCGTATTCTTTTTAAACCCGATCTTGCCATCTTCGAAAGCTACCTGTAGTGTGACCCTCGCTTTCTTAGACACCGCAACTGCCTCCGGTCTGAGAGATATCACAAATATCGTGAGTCTCCACGTGTTCCTCAAACTCAGTACCCAGTTTGTCTACTGCTTCCTTATATGGTACTACTGTAAGAGGTTGACCACCTCTAGCCCCGTCAGGATAACAAGTAAAGCCGCGCAGTCTGTGGGCATACTTGGCAAGAGTGTTAGCAAACTTGTCCACAGTGTCTTCATTGTTTAGTTTTGATCCCCAGGATGGCAGGTTGATTGTAGAACTGATGGACATATCCACATAGTCCTGTACGTCAGCCTGGAACTTGATACGTTGTTCATAGTTATCAGAAAGATCCAGAGCACTCTCAATATTCTCAGGGTCCGCTCCATAGATATCAATTAATTCCTGTGCTGCACTATCAACCACATACTGATACTTCCACTTGGTACCGTTCGTCAGATACCGGCGCTTATAAGCAACAGCAAATAGTGGCTCAACACCTGTTGTTGTACCAGCCAGGATACCAATAGAACCTGTCGGTGCAATAGCCCGGTTAGCTACAGGCCGTGACACCGATAGACTATCAGCAAATTCCTTAGATACTTTATCAGACACACCTTTGTAGATAGATAGCCAGCGGTGCAGTTCAGGAGTTACTTCATAAGTAGACCCACGTTGAATCAGCCACTCATGTAGACCCATGATACCTAGACCAAGGCGTCGGTTCTTTTCCCGAGTCTCATACACCTTGGCGTAAGGCAGGTCAGCCCGTAGCGTACCGCAGATCAGGAACTTAGTTGCAAGCTCAACAATATCGCTGAACTCTTTTACAGATTCAATCCGCCCCAGGTTAATACTACCCAGATTACAGACATCACTATCATCAGAACTAACCACCTCTGTACATGCGTTCCGAAGGGTGTCAGACTCATCTTCAAAGAAGTTAAAAGAGAACCCTGGTTCAGCAGTACGCAGAGCCTGTCGAACATTATGCTTAAATACTTCGCCTACATCCCCGGTTTCCCAATACTTCAACAGCCAATCCGTATTATAATTGACGCTGATGTTAGTCATGTCTAGCGGTGCAGGGAAGTTAAAGTCCTGCTCTTTAATTTGCTTCAACGAGAGACCGGTATTACCTACAGGCATCCGATCCCAATCCTTGGCGGTTAGGAAGTCGTTTACATCACCATGATCCCAACCAAGGGAGGCATAGATAGCAGACCTACGAGACCCGCCCTGCATAACCCGGCGACCGATTTCGTTGATCATCTGCATTTTAGGAATAGGGCCTGACGCTACACCACCTGTACCTTGCAAGATACGGCCTGACTGGCGGTATACACTGTAGTCTACACCAATTCCACCACCGGTCATCAGGCATGACTCGGACTTCCAAGACAGGTTAGCCCAATCCTCTCTGGTATCCTCCTCAGCTTTAAGCAGGAAGCAGTTGTTATAGTATCGATTCTTCCGTCCAGCGTAGTACAGATATCGACCACCAGGGACAAACTTAAGATCACGGATATACTTCTTAAGCTGGGCCTTTTCATCCCTGGTGATCAGGTCTCGCTCACCACTGCGTAGATCCCCGCACACATCCTCTATCAGGGTATGCGATAGTTCCTCCCAAGTATCCGCACCGGGATGGGAATACTTAAGATTAAAAATATCTTCCGAGAACCTTGAACGGAACATCGGATTAGCATTAGATTTAAAACTGCTCATTAACTAAAACCCTGATTTTATTGACTGTTAACCCGTCGATGCACTGTTCTAAGGCACCCGTAATCATATCTTCTAATTCGTTGGCTACACCGGACGCACCATCCGAGGGAATCCAGGTAGCCTCCGAGTCAATCTCTAATAAGATCTGTACCCTAGACTTCATAGCCGAAACTTTGTGCCTCGGAGAAGATCAGGATACGTAAGCGGAAGCGAAGCCGGGTACATCTTTTGATACTCAGCGATCAGACCACTTAGATTAGCTGCTGCCTCACGGTATTCCTCGCGTGCTTCTGAAATAGTATTCAACATCTCGCTTCGACCGTCCTCTTTGATAGACTTAATCTTAGCTTTACGCCGCTCGATCTCTTCTTCTAGTTTAGTAATCTCATCAATCATAGTCATTTGCTTAATCCTCTCTGAGAGCAACTTCACCGCCGAGTGCGGAATAACCAACCTTATCAATCCAACTATCCATGTGTTCCGGGCTGGTGATAAGTCTACAAGTTTTTACCCAATCCATAGCCAGTGCTACTTTCTCAGGTGCTACATTAACACCGAAGATAACTGACCAACCTTTGGAGATGTTTAAGAAATTCTGGTGAGCATCCCCGTAATCCTTAGCCCGGTCACTCGTGATAAGATCATTAGCCTCAAGAATAATCTTACAGCGATCCATATTAATTCACCGTATTAAGTTCGGGAAATGGTAGCCCGGATCGATCACCGTCATCAAACTTAGACTTAGTAAAGTCTTCGTCCACTTCTTCCACGAAGGAATCGATGAGCTGACTGATAAGATCGACGATCTGAGTAGACAGAACAGCCATAGCATCATATTCTTTTGTGCCGCCGATCGAGTCATCTACGAACTCAAACGATTGCAGCATGATGTTCTGTGTCCCCGGCTCACAAGATACAAAGATCCCAAACGTATTGTTAGGAATCTTAATAAGGGAACTCATTTCTTCGTTTGTTTTTTCTGACATGTAGTTAACTCCAAGAAATCTTTTGCGTACAAAACGGCTATAGGCTCTTTACGATCTTGCTTATATATAGCTACTGGTCTGGTATTGTCAATCAGATTAGACTCAGCCTGTTCTAAGGCATCGTACAATCCAACTCTAGCTCGTGCCTTACACTCAATGGTCCAAGGGAATGCGCGACGGGCCAGAGGACTAAGGCCAATATCAGGACCATTAACGCCACCAGGAGTTGAAGTAATGTCATCGTCCTCAACTCCTGGCAGGTTTGACCTTAAGAAATCTCTGACCCATTGCTGTAGCCTCCGGCCTTTAGCCTTAGCCGACGCTACGGATATCTTCTTCTTCTTGGTAGAAGGTGTAGTATTCGTAGGCATCTCTAGCTTTCGACTTTGCTTTAGGCCGGTACTCTAAGTTTTCCCAGCACGAGAACTTAAAACTGCAATAAGAACATGTAACCCCTAACTTCCTATTGCCTGTTGGTTTCTTATAGAAAGTCTCCGGTACATCAGGGAACTCTCTCTTGAAGTTGGTGTCATCAGCTTCCAGGAACCGTTCCATTGTAGCCTTGATCTTCCTTCGGTATTCATCTTCATCGTCTGGATCAGCAGGACATACCAGCATCTCGCCGGTCTCTTTGCTGATCACGATCCAACCACCGATCTTTAGATCAGGATACTTGACACGTTCCGCTAAGGTATATCCCCATAGCTGATCCACGTAACCGAATGAATCACCTTCCTTTAGATATTTGTAGGACGAGAACTTACGTTCAAAGGCAAACTTAGATGCGCTCTTGATATCCCACATAGACAGTTCGCCATCGACATTAATCATCAGGTCGAACTCTCCGTTAAGATCTCCTGATGGTGTCTCAAGCCGGGTCTTCTGATTCAAGGCTACGATATCAACACCGGCAGACTTAAGGATAGCAACAGCGATAACCTCAGTCATATCTCCGTAGGTCATCTTGATCTTAAAACTAGGAAGCTCCGGGGTCTTAGCCATATCGATCTTCTCAGCGTGTAACTGACAGAACGGTTTACCGATTTGTGATAAAGAAGGTAGACCTTTCTTCGGTCCTCTGGTCTCGTTAAACCTTTCTAGTTTCTCCGCAAACTGTTGGGAGGTCTGAGCCAGTACCTCTTGAGGGATCTCGGGGTTCCCGCTAAGGAACCCGTCGATCTTTTCCTGCAAAGGATGCTTAGAACTAAGCACCGGTTATGCCTCTAGAACGTCGTCGAACTCGTCAACGGCCTCACTAGCATTCTCCCGCATCTTCTCTAGGATCTGGTTGTTCTCGTACTTAACCAGTTCAGCGAAGTCGGTAAGCAGCATATTGTAGTCACTGTCAAGTTCAATAATGTTGGTCATAATCGGCTTGTACTTAAGGTTAAACCACTTGTTAGAACCACGCTTCTTAAGTTCGTAGTCAACCTTAAGCTCAACAGAACCAGGGTTAACGCCTTGCTTAAGCATACCGCCGATCACACTACCAACTTCCATGAAGTTAGACGGACCAAGACGCAGCCGGAACGGTACGTTCTCTACGTCCTTAGTATCGCCGGTCTCTGGATTGACAGCGCCAACCATACGAACTATACCGTATACATGTCGGTACAGCTTGACCTTACTGGCGGCGGCGTAAGCAGTCGGGTCTTCTACCTTCAGCTTCTCACGCACCCTAGAAGGAACCCAGCCACATTTATCTCCGCCGTGCCAATCCAGGGCTGGCTTACTAAAATCACGGAAATGTGAGGACATGTTAGTGTATTCCTCCTTGTCAGAATCGAACACTGCGGTCTGCATAGTGTCGAAATAGACCC